TGCGACAGAACAAGAACTAATTGATGAAGCTAAAGCCGCTTTATTAGGAACTTATGGTAATCCGATTAATTCTATGACACTTGTTGGAGGACAATCATCAGATGGTACTCAAAGAGAAGTCATCGTTAAACAAGGACAAATTCAGTTAAATGGATACGTATCGACAGATAGAAAAACATTTTCAATGACAAGAGACGAAATTATACAAGCGGTCCAAAACGATTCTGTAATATTGGAGCAAGGTATGAAGATAAATGTAAAGGCCGATACATTCGCTGAAGACCCAAATAACCCAACACCAGATAGAACTATTCTCCCCGGGACTATAATTTATTAATTTATATCTTTTCAGTATATTTATATGAAAAGTATTTTATGGATTTAAAATCAAAATTGAATTCTTACCTCGGAAAATCGGTTAGATATTCTGAACAAGACAACGGAGATGGTACAAGAGAAGTTTGTGATTTGGATACTGGCGAGTGCTACGTTGTAAGAGACAGAGATGGTCTTATAGAAAGAGCGGGTCATCAACATCTTATTAATAGAAAAGTTAAAGTTGAAACCGTACGTGGAATAAAACAACTTTTAAATGGATAATAAAATGAGTTTAGATAAGAAAATTTTAAGCGAGATAGACAGGTATAGAAGTATTAATAAATACATTCAGGAACAAGCAGTTGAGCCACCACCTCCACCACCGGCAGATGCGGGAGCATTACCACCGGCAGATGCGGGAGCATTACCACCGGCAGATGCGGGAGCGCCAGCAGCGGTAAGTGCCGAACCTATTGATGTAGAAAATGACCCAGATGTTGAAAAAATAGATAATGATGGTAAATCAGAAGAGAAAGATGAAAGTGGAGTTGAAGAGATGGACATTACTGAATTAGTAGATTCACAAAAATCAATCGAAAAAAAACAAGAAGAGTATTTCCAAAATCTTTTTAATCAAGTTTCGAACCTCGAATCTAAATTATCTGAAATGGATTCTATCATGAATAGACTCAATACAATCGAAGATAAGATAGAAAAATATAGACAAAAATCTCCTGAAGAAAGATTAGAGTTAAGAAGTTATGATTCTGCACCATACAATCAGAAATTATCTGATTTCTTCACAGACAAAAAAGCTGAAATGGAACTCACGGGTAAAAAAGATTATGTTTTGAAACCTGAAGACGTAACAGATGCTAATATGAGTGATATAAAAAAATCATTCCAACCTGAAGAAGAAGACGAAATGATTTAAAATTTTAGGGACCGAAAGGTCCCTTTTTAATTTGACATATAGGGATTTCCCAATTATATTTAAACTACAATCTAAATTAAAAAATTATGAGTAATGTATTAGACGCCGTATTGGCACAGTATGAAAAAAACCAAATCGGGGGCGGGGCCCAATCAAGAATGTCTCAAGATGAAAGAATGAAAAAGTATTTCGCTCTTATTCTCGGAGACAAAGAAAAGTCAGGACAAAGAAGGGTTAGGATTCTCCCAACTACAGATGGTTCTTCACCATTCAAAGAAGCTTGGTACCATGAAATTCAAGTTGGAGGTCAGTGGCAAAAGTTCTACGACCCAGGAAAGAACGACAACGAACGTTCACCTCTAAACGAAGTGTATGATGAGTTGATGGGTACAGGTAAAGATTCCGACAAGGAACTTGCCAAACAGTACAAATCACGTAAGTTTTACATTGTAAAAGTTATTGACCGTGATAATGAACAAGACGGACCAAAGTTTTGGCGTTTTAAACACAACTACAAGAACGAAGGAATCCTTGATAAAATCATTCCGATTTGGAGAAATAAAGGAGATGTTACTGACTCTGAAAAAGGTCGTGACTTAATTATCGAACTTGCTAAGTCCAAAACTCCAAAAGGAAAAGAATATACAACTGTATCTGCAATTATGTATGATGACCCTACACCTGTTCATGGTGAGAAAGCACAGGCAGATGCTTGGATTAATGACGAGTTGAGTTGGACTGACGTATATTCCAAAAAACCTGTCGAATATCTCGAAGCAATCGCTAGAGGAGAAACCCCAAAATGGGATAATGAAAAAGGTGGATATGTTTACGGAGATTCATCTGTGAATGAAGAAACTATCGGAGGTTCATCTAAAGGTTCTAAAAAATACACAGACCCTCAAGCAGATGCTGAGGCCGATTCCGATTTACCATTCTAATTTTATAACAAAGGGCGGTGTCAAGCCGCCCTTAATTTTTTATATGACATTCAAAGAAGAAATAGAATTACAATTGCGTGACAACAAAATTCTTACTTATGAGATTTTGAGTGCTTTAAAAGAAAAAAGTTATGTTTCTGGTAGGGCTAAACAAATCGGTGATACAGTTTTGTTTGGAATGTTGAAGGAGGAATCCAAAGAAGGAGAACTGAATTTGAGATTGGTAACTTTTCATGAAGAAGAATTAGGTACTTTATATGAAGAAGATACTAACTTTTATGACGGAGAAAAGAAGAACAAATTACCCATGATTAAAATTATTGAAGATGGCTATTAAGAAAAACGATTTTAGTAATTTAAAAAAGAAGTTCTCAACTTCGGCGAAATATAAACCACAAAGATTTTTGGATTTGGGTTCAGATTTCTTGGATGCGGTAGGACTACCCGGCCCTGCAATTGGACATATTAATATGTTCTTGGGTCACTCTGATACAGGTAAGACAACTGCCGCGATAAAAGCTGCTGTAGATGCACAGAAAAAAGAAATTCTTCCTGTTTTTATTATTACAGAACAGAAGTGGAGTTTTGACCATGCAAAATTAATGGGTTTTCAGTGTGAAGAAGTGGTGGATAAAGAAACGGGCGAACTTGATTGGGACGGATTCTTTTTATTCAATAATAATTTCAGTTATATTGAACAAATCACAGATTATATAAATCAACTACTTGATGCTCAAGAAAAAGGGGAATTGAATTATAGTCTTTGTTTTATTTGGGACTCTGTTGGTTCTGTACCTTGTAAAATGACTTATGAAGGTAAAGGTGGAAAACAACACAATGCTTCAGTGTTATCTGACAAGATAGGTATGGGCATCAACCAAAGAATTTCAGGTTCAAGAAAGTCCGATAACGAATATGAGAATACACTAATAATTATTAATCAGCCATGGGTTGAACTACCGGATAATCCATTCGGACAACCAAAGATTAAAGCTAAAGGTGGAGAGTCTGTTTGGTTGAACTCATCATTAGTTTTCTTATTCGGAAATCAAAAAGGTGCGGGTACCACAAAGATTACTGCGACTAAAGATAAACGCTCAGTTAAATTCGCAGTAAGAAGTAAAATTTCTGTAATGAAAAACCACATCAACGGACTTGGTTTCGATGATGGTAAAATTATAGTAACGCCACACGGATTCTTGGCGGGTAAAGACTCGGCAGAAGAAAAAGCGTCAATAGAAGTATACAAAAAAGAACACGCCGACTATTGGAAAGATATCATCGGTAGTGAAGGTGATTTTACACTTACAGAGGAAAAAGAAGATTGATTGTTAACCCTTAAATTGAATATGTGACAAAGACATTGTTGGTGGATGGGGACAACCTATTCAAAATTGGATTTCACGGGGTTAAGGAACTCTACAGTGAAGGTTCTCACGTTGGGGGTGTCTACCACTTCATTAATACTATTCGTCGATTTTTGGAGGAACATAATCACGATAAAGTGATTGTCTTTTGGGATGGTAATTCCAATTCATCAATAAGAAAATCCATATACCCACAATACAAGGGTAACCGTCGACAAGACATGAATGAATACAAATACGAATCTTACTTGCAACAAAAAGCAAGAGTAAAGATGTATTTGGAGGAGGTTTTTGTTAGACAAGTCGAAATGACTAATAATGAGGCGGATGACCTTATTGCTTACTATTGTAAAGTGTCTGTCGATGAGAAAATAATTATATTTTCTGCGGACAAAGACCTAACACAACTAATATCAGAAAGAGTTACAATTTTTTCACCGACTACAAAATCTTATTATAAGAACGGAGACAAGATTTCAATTAACAATGTAGACATTCCTCATCAAAATGTGACCGTGTGTAAAATCTTCACAGGGGACAAATCAGACAACATCGATGGTATCGAGGGTTTGGGTGAAAAAACTCTTGTGAAATTATTCCCACAAATGCAGGAAAAATCCTGCACTGTCGAAGAATTATTAGATAATGCCCGAAATATCCAGCAAAAGAAACATATTAAAAGTATATCAAATATTTTGACTGGTAAGACAAAAAGTGGTATATTTGGAGAAGAGGTTTACAAAATAAATTCCAAAATTGTTAACCTTCACGAACCTCTAATCACAGATGAGGGTAAACATCTTGTAGAACAAATTCATACCGATACAATCGACCCCACAGACAGAGGATATAAAAACTTAATGAGACTAATGATGGAAGACGGTCTTTTTAAGTATCTTCCCAAGAATGATGAAGCTTGGGTGAACTTCCTAAAACCATTTCTAAAACTCACAAGAAAAGAAAAAAGAAACACAAACAAAAATTAAATTTATGAAAGAACAAGACAGTACGAAGATGGAGTTTTTACTCACCCTCAATGACAACATTGTTGTTCAAAGATTCTTCAATGTCAGAGGGTTTAATCCTCAAGCAAAAAACTCAATTGAGTTTTACGAATTTATTAAATCCCTAAAGGATGAACTTCAGTATTATTTGAAGATGAAAACTGTTGTTTATATGCTAGACAACAAAGACGCAATCATACATGACTCCAAAATTATGGAGACTTCGTTTACTGAAGGTCCTGAATACTTTAACATTTATGTTAAGGTTGGAGACACGACACTTTGTCATAGAATTTTCGATGGAAAAATGTTCCCACCAAAAGTTCGTTATACTGTTGACGTAAGACCATTTTTGAAAGAGGTCCTTCGTGAGTTGACTGACATTTTTTCAAAAACAAAATTAAATTACGAATACTGCGAATTTGACTTAAGCGCATGAGTATTTAGATATGAGAGGGGAGTCAAAAAAATATATGGTAAAGAATTTCGATTATTTGGGTAACACATTTCAGATTCAGTTGTTAAACCAAATCATAGAGGATAAGGATTTTGCATCGTCAATTATTGATGTCATTGAACCCTCCTACTTCGACAATAAGTATTTTAAAATCATTTTACAAATGGTTAAGGAATATCATAAGAAGTATGAGTCGGCACCAAACTTCGAAACTCTTTCACAAATTGTTAAGTCAGAAGTGACTCAAGAAATGGTTGCTAAAATTGTTTTGGATACTCTGAAGCAAGTAAAAGACGCACCATTTGAAGGTTCACAATTTGTTCAAGAAAAAGCTCTGAAATTCTGTAAACAACAAGAGTTACAGAAGGCTATGGACAAGGCTAATAAAATTATTACAGAAGGAGACTTTGAGTCATATGACAAAGTTGAAGGACTTGTTAGAGAAGCTTTACAAGTAGGACAAAGTGATAAGGGAATGTCTGATATTTTTACAGGTTTGGAAACCGTTTTGGAAGAAGATTACAGACACCCAATCCCAATGGGAATTACTGGAATTGACAGACTACTTAAGGGTGGACTTGCTAAAGGAGAAATTGGGGTAATACTCGCACCAACAGGTGTTGGTAAAACAACTATTCTAACCAAGATTGCCAATACGGCTTTTAATATGGGATACAATGTTCTTCAAATATTTTTTGAGGATAACCCAAAAATAGTTCAGAGAAAACATTTGAC